TTTCATTACTGGCTTGCGTCTAACAATCGGGCCTTTAAGGAATGCTGCTGGAAATGTGGTGATGTCGTCAAGAAACTGATCCAAGCTCTTAATAAAGCCGCCTTCGATAAGCTGGTCTTCCATCTTATTCTCCATCTGGCGAACCTTAAATTTCGCTTCTTCTTGGAGGTTATAAAGATACTCTTCGCGCAACTCATTTAAATACTTCCGTAACTGTGTGGGTGGCAACATCTGGCCAGTGGCATCCATGACTTTTGTCATTTGGTCAATTGCCGCTTGGCGCATCTCTTCGGTAACATCTGCGGGGAGTGTGGGAATCGGTGTGGGTTTTATAGTCCACGGTTTATCTGAACCACTGCCTAGCATAACATCGCGCAACCAACTGGCAGCCGCTCTACATTTGTTCGATGTGAGCATCATATAAATTTCAGAGCCGCCAGTCTCTCTGATTTTTGTCAATACATCTGGGTCGTACTCTCCGCGCCTTGCGCGAACAGCTTTAAACATTCTCTGCTCAACAGTTTGTTCTTTGGCTTTACGAGCTTCGACCCAACGGCCTCGAACATAAGTCGATAAAGATTTAATCATCGGACGGGCTTGCGCCGCCTGCGCTTTACTTCTTTCTTCGGCAGCTAAATCCTTCGCTGACATAGCACTAAGGATACTGCCCATACTTATGCCTAGATTTTGGTTCATGAGGGCCCAACATGTACGTTTGTGAGTATGCTACCACAGCAAGCCGTGCCTGTGTCAATAATTATAAGACACTTTCTTAATTTCGCGCCGACCTCCGCCCATCATAACTCCTCTGACATTCATGTCAAGTACCGCGTCCGCGTACTGGTTGGCGTCGTGCACATGAGAAAACTCGTTCTTATCTGGCCTATCTTCGATCTCCCCGTTCTTCTTTATCTTATAACGGTATCCATACCTAAACCCTTTTATGAGCATATCGCAAGACGGATCAATCAAATACATCGCCTTACCCTCGATCTGAGCACTGAGCAACCGCTCCACCGACTGTATCCTCAACTCTGGATTATTCGTAGGCGGCCTGACACACCTAAACCCAGCCTTCTTTAAAACATCCACTAGACTCATCTCGTTCAACTGCTGTTTCGCAAATCCAGCAGGATCAGGCGCACAAACAAACCCAGCCCCAGCAAAATTATTCGAGATGTACGGGTTGAGCTTCACATTAATAAACGTCTCTATGCCCATATTCTCCCCAGTAACCTCTCCCAGAGTTATAACTCTCCCCCGTGGATCACGCTGTTTGAACACCGCCGCAGGCGTTCTCCCAAAGTCTATGCCTATCGTTATCGGGTAGTTCTCCCCCCGAATAAAGCTTATCGGTTCTTTGGCCACATGAAAGTCAAACGTAAACGTCTTCTCGTACACAGGTGTTCCTGAGAGAGAACGTCCGTACTCTGACCTTAAGTAGACTCTGAGCCAGTCTTCCGTTTTTCCTGGAATCAAATTGGGGTAGTACTGTTTAGGTAAGTGATCGTAATTATCCGTCTGCGGGTTGACACACCATTCCTCACCATCCTTATCCAGTAAGACTTCACTTGGCTCCTCCCCATACATTTCTGTGTAATGCACAGGCTTAAGTATCGCGGGCGGCTGTATATGGATTGACCAGTTACTAGGCGGTTCTTCCATTTTATTGTGCCACCAAGTATCCTCATCAGGCATGTTCGTATCAAACAAGGCACAACTCCTTGTCGGCCCACCATCTTTCATAGACGGATACCTGTTCAGACGGCCAAGCAGACCATCTACAACCTCGGAATTCAACTCCCTTGACTCATTACCCCATATAAACGTCGTCTCAAGCGACAGCGCCTTCCTAACGTCGTCTGGCGTATCAAGAGCAATGAACAACCATTCCGATTCCACCTCAGTTTTATCTGCAAGCACTGCTTTTAAGATAAAAGTCTTCTCAACAGCTTTCCAAATACCCGCTTCTCCTGGAGGCAGCCAATCAAATACCGTTTTTCTGGTAGTAAGCGCTAACTGATCTGCCGTATTCCTAACAATTACCGCTCTACTTTTTCTTTTATTCTGGGCATTTGGCTCTTGCCCACAAGCTAACCTTACAAGTTCATGTACACACGTTACCGACTTTCCACCCCCCACTGGCCCTGCCAATACGCGTACATATTGATCGTTCAACATAAAGGCTTTCTGGGTGTCTGTAGGCTTAAATTTGCTCATTTTTGCAGTAATTTTGTTGAATTCTCGATTATTTCGGGCATATTTGATATGTTAACGGACTGTTCTCCAAGATCAATTTGTATGCTAAATGAGGTACTTGGGCCTAAATTTCTCTCTTCTTTTGGCTCCAAACCGCTTGCTTTTATCAAAGTTTTGAGTACATCGTGCACTTGGGAGAGCGGTGCGTCCGGATGAGACGCCTGCACATACACCTTATGAAGCAAATCGTTGGCCATCCAACCCGCTTTTGCCTTAAATGTTATGCCGTTTTTCTCAAACTCTGATCTTAACTGCTGAACTTTTAACTGAAACCAAGGCTGGCTTTCTAGTTCTCTGTATTCCTCCAGTGTCATTCCGTACCTGCTGACCACGATTAAATCATCCTCTAACCCCAGGGCTATCGAATTAATCATCTCTTCTGGCACAGAGGGGAACGACGTAAACGTCGGAGTCATGGACAGAGGGCCGTCTGGAATTTCATCCATTTTGTCTTGCTTCCTTGGCTTTCTTGACTGCCGCTAGGTACTTAGTAATTGCAACCCTTAGTATATGAGACATCGAAGTCCTCTGCTCAGTTGCTAATGCTTTGAGCTCATCATACAGGTCGTTATGGATAAAAAAGTTTCTTCTTTGCATATTAATACGGCAGTGTAGTGCCGCGTCTTCCTATTCTTAAATCTTGCAGGGCTACGTTAATCTGGGTATCTACCATATTTTTAATTTTTGTCATGAGCGCATAGTCTGAGTCCATGTACTCGTCAATGACTTCTCGGATGTGCTCGTTCAACATGTCTCTCATTTTTAAAGCCATGGCTTCGGCTGTGATTTCATCTTCCATCGTGACTCCTTTTGGTGGATTGTACTGTGGTATCTCGGATGTGTGTATAGGGTAAACCCTTAGTTTACTATTTTTTTGGCCTTGCAGTGGGAGTGCGTCATAAGCGTGGGGGGCGGGGGGCTGGCCCTGTGGCCCCATGGGGTCGGGTAGGCATTTGCCTTAGAGTGTAGGGTGAACGAAGTTGCGGAGTAGGCAACTGCCCTATGGTGTAGCAAGCATCGTCTTGCAGAGGTGGATTTTCCCTAAGGGGCTAGCGTAGGCTACGGTCTGTCGCTTGTTATGAAACCTCGATAGCACCAAGATCATTAAAAATTCGTATTGGAATCTCTCCGAGTGGCGTTGGGGATGGGTGTGAAATAGTCGAAGACACTCTGACAAGCATGGGTTATGTATGCGAGTCTAGCTCTACCAAGCGAGCAAGCGGTAAGGCGGTAAACTAGTAACGGGAAGTAGCGTGGGGACAGTAGTGTTCTAGCGAAAATCGTTTGTTGAGTTTACTCACCCTGAAAGCGTGTTTGGATAACTAGAATCACCAGTAATCTTACGCGACAAGTTACGGCGGTGCAAGACCGTGTAGTTTGGAAGGCCCTGAGGAAAGACTAAGGCAAGTAGCGTTCACTTGAAGGAACGATGAGGTAACTAACGCACCAAGAACAGCAAGTCGTGAAACCCTGAGGGGTTTTCATTGTGCATCGTGTACGGTGTACATCAAGACTCTTAATTCAATCAATCAAAGGATCATCATGTCAAACATCACAATCAACCCAATCATCATCCATGTCGACGGCAAAACCAAGGCTGATCGTCAATTATCCGTAGTTCGCCAAGCATCATCGTCCGCTTTGACTGCTTGCTTAAATGTTCGTGGCAAGGTAGGCACGGCTATCCGTGAGAGCGCATCTCAAACTGGCTTCGTAGAAGTTGCTCAACACTGCATGAATTCTAACTATCGTCCTCTAGGCGAGATGCTCGCTATCAATCTTGGTGAGCCCATCGTTATCTCTAGCCGTGCATCGTTCGAGTCTTTGCCTGATCTCTTAGAAGCCAAGATCATGAATGTAAAGTTGTCCAAGTCTGGCGGATATCGCATAGATAAAAAGTCTGGTTCGCTTGTGTCCAATGCTAAATTGTCCATGCTCATGCAAATGAAAGCGGTCTGTACTGAGATCATCAATGCAGTTACCAAGGCTCACGAAGTTCGTAGACAAGAAGCTCAGATCGAAGCGTAACTAATACTTTAGTGAGCAATTATCCAATTATCCAAGTCTGTTGCTTAAAAAATAGGCATGGATAATTGTGTTTATCCATACAAATCAACCACTTATATGATTGAATTATCCAATTATCCAATTATCCAAATAAAATGAACCAGCCTACATAGAAAATATATTTATCTTGAGTGTGTGAGCGAGATCATACTAATATGCGATTCTCAAATAGTGACCCGTCCAAAATAAATCTTGGATAATTGGATAATTCGAGCAGGGTAAACCCTAGTAACCCTCGCAAAGCCACTATCCATGCGGCTCTCAGCACTCATACACACATTTCCTAATTATCCACGACCCCAAATCTTGGATAATTCAACGCACATCTTGGATAATTCGATGTGTATAATGTATCTCTATTGTATCTCTCATGTATCCCTAACTTAATCACTGAAAGGAAAATGCTATGACAATTCAATATCTAATCCTCGATCTCGAAGACAATGACGAGTATGTATTCGACACGCCAATTGACAATCCCTTGGACGGTGAAGATCCTGAGGTAGGACTTTTGTACTACTATGAAAAATTAAACCAAACTAAATCACTCGGGTAATTACCTGTGACTATATCCAGTACTATCAATCAATCACAATCAATAGGAGAAAGCTATGTTTAGAGTTTACTTGCCAAGACAGGGTCGTTGGATAGAGAACATCCCTGCAACCGAAGCCCTTGTTTACAAGGAAGAAGGATATATCGTAGAAAGGATGGCATAACTATGCGTACCCACAGAATCATCGGCTTGCACAACAAGCAAACAGTAAACCCAACTTTCAAATCGGTTGTACCTAACAGCCAAGATGTATTGGGGCCTTACTCATTACTTACACCATTGCAACCAACCAAGACCTTATTGCGGGGCGGTGGGATTAGCAGATCATACGGCAGAGGATGGAGACTATGAACATCAATGAAGAGTACTTACCTATATGCACATCGTGCTATAGCGTAAGGGTAGAACCGCATCGGGCTAAGATGGCACGGCCTGTATGTATGGCATGCGGAGACAAGGTAGCTAACCAAGTCAGACGAACCATTGTGCCCATGCACAAGAGCAATTACATGCTCGTCACCAATCTAGAGGATCTCAAAGGTATCAACAACAAGGGAGGACAATTCAAATGAACACAACTCACACAATTTGGTTTCGCACCAACATCGGCAACACAGTTAGCATTGATATCGGAACGACAGATGAGGCAAACCATTACTGGGACACGCTAAGCCAGTCGGGTTTTCAAATGGTTTCAACTAGACCGACACAACTTTAAGGAGAGCAACATGAAAGCATGGAAAGGCGTAGTAATAACTACATATCAGGAAGAACTAACAGTACTGGCTAACACAAAAGAGCAAGCCGAGTTACTTATGTATGACCGAGCGAATCCTATGGGGGATAGCGTAAATGGTGAGATGGAGGTGTATGACTTAGTTGAAATGGGAGAAAGCAAATGAACGACAAACACATAATCATATCCGAGCTATCCGTATTCTTTGTACTAACAACGGGCATCATGTTCTTTGGTGCTCATATGTGGGACGACGCGCCACGCCTAGCCTTAGTGGGTATCGTGGTATTTTCCCTGTTCCTTGGCTTTCACACTAGCCAGTTCTTACAACGCTTTCAAGGAGAGTAATATGCTCAGCACTCATTCACGGACAAACACCAGTCACGCTCTCAGCTATACATGGATCAGCGACTCAGGTCACGCATGGTTAGAGGTATCGATTGATGAGATAAACATACTGGGTATCGCAGAAGAGATCAGCGAGTATTCGTATATCAACGGCGAGACGGTATATTTAGAAGAAGACTGCGACGCAGGGTTATTTATAGAAGCTCTCAAAAAGAGATTACCCACGACTGAGCATGTCATGTTCACGGGCAAATACATTAATGGAGACGCACCATGCAGAAAATTCAAGAGATTCGGTCAGTAAGTAGTAAAGACCAAGCGGTTATTGATTTTATGATGTCAGTAACCAAAGACCCTAAACTAGCCAAAGAGTTAGTTCTAAACAGCAAGTTCATCGAGCTTGTGATTCAATATCGAGAGTATTTTATTTAAGGATTTAATATGAAGAAGTTGAGTATTGATATTGATGCCTTGCTTGCCGAGGCAGTCCAACACATGGAAGACGATGGCGATGTACGATGGCCAATCGGTATGGCCTTGCAGGAAATGTATTGGGACAAAGGTTGGGGCGAGGTGCAAAATAGATTGGTCAAGCTCTACAACGACAAAACCAAAGACAACACTTATTCATAAGGAGAAGTAAATGAACAACGAAATGCCCAATTGGATAGAAGTTAAAGTACCAGTAACTAAAGCCGAAACCTTATCGATTATTGGTAGGCCATGCAAAACCTATGAGCAAGGATGCCCCTCTTGCGATGCTTGGAAATCTTACAACGATCACGGTTTTATTATGGTTCTATTGGATCGTGAAGAGGTAATCAGAAGAGAAGGAGAACCAGTAATATTTGAGGAGAACCGAGCATGAACAGTGATTTATTAGACGAGTATTGCCGATTAGAGTTTGGGCACATCGACTGGGAAGTGACCTACGAAAATGGCAACGCACACATAACCATGTATGCAGAACCAAGACCCGATTACATACCCGAGGAGAATGAATAATGAATTGGAATCATAGAATTGTGGACATGCGCCATGAGAACGGTGGTGACCCTTGGTTTGAAATCAGGGAAGTTTATTATGAAGAGGACGGAGAAGTCTCAGGGCATACACGAATATGTACAGGGGGTGAGACGGTAGAAGGTCTTATATTCTGTCTTGAGCGTATGCTAGCGGATATTAAAGGTAAGCAAGTAATCAACGGTGAAACATTAACTTAATCAAAGGAGAATACAGATGGTAACTGAAGAAATGATTGAAGCATGGATTGGTTCAGACAACATGGGAGTTGAGGACTTTTTAGAATTACTCAGAGACATTATCAACGGGGAGTACACAGTCGAGTCTTTTAAAAAGGATGTTCTCGAATTCCACGAGGCAAACAAGTAATTAATCAATCAAAGGAGTAAGCTATGAAATACAACAACATCAAGACATCAATTGTCGAGCAATTCAAAGTACCCAACGGCAACAAGATCGTGCCGTTCATCTTAGGTGCACCAGGGGGTGGCAAGTCAGCTTGTGCCCGTGAGATTATGGAGCAACTGGATTTAGATCTTGTCGTAGAATTTACGGCGTCTCTTCGTGATCCAGTCGATGTTATGGGTACACCGAACAATCGTGACCAAGCGTATACCAAGTGGGTTCCGCCTGAGGAATTCTATAACTTGCAGACTGGGCGTGTGGGTCTGATCTTGGAAGAGTTGTCAGATGCACCGATACCCATGCAGAATGCGCTCTGTGGTGTAATCTATGACAAACGAGCTGGTGCTATTCAACTGTCCAAGGATCTGTTCATCATAGCCACGGGTAATCGTACCGAGGACAAGTCTGGTGCTAATCGTATTACGAGTAAGCTAGCTAATCGTACCAGACGGTTCGACTTCACCGAGAACATCGATGACTGGACTACATGGGCATTGGACAATGATATCAACGAGGTATTGATTCAGTTCTTGAGGTTCAGACCCAATCTGCTCAGCGACTTCGATGCCAATCGGTTCGCTAATCCAACGCCAAGATCATGGGAGCGTGTCAACCTTATCCCTGCATCATTACCCGATCAGTTGTTCTTTGACAATTGTGCTGGTGAGGTCGGTGAGGGTGCTAGTGCAGAGTACACGGGGTTCAAGCGTATCTATGAAGCTCTCCCCAACATGGACGCCTTGCTCTTAGACCCTAAGAATGCAGATGTACCGAGCGATCCTGCCGTGTTGTATGCCATCACTGGTGCTCTAGCCCGTAAGGCTACCAAGGATAACTTCGACAGGGTAACTGCCTATACCAATAGGTTGACGCCTGAGTTCGGTGTGATGTGTGTCAAGGATGCGATCAAGTTGCAACCGACGATCAAGACTAGCCGTTCATTCATCGAGTGGGCGACTAAGAATGCAGAAGTGTTAATGTAAATCAATCAAAGAAAGGAAATCATATGCAGTACACAAGACTAGCAGACAAGGTGGTATTGGTTAAGCTCACGCAAAGAAAGGCAGCACTCACTCGGCGAGATCGGGTGCTAACCAATTCGGTTCAAGCTCAATACAACGATAGCTCACTCACGGTATTGACCAAGCTATTCAGGGACAAGAACGCACCAGTGTATAAGATCATGACCAAGTACAACGAGGTCTATTCGTATCACAAGCAAAACACTATCCCCTATGTCGATGCAGGCCCTAGGATGTTACCGTCTACGATGTACTTTGAGTATATGCAAGAGATGAAGCAACGAGTGGCCGTGGTCGATAAGCTCATCGATCACTACATGCCATCATACGATGCTCTTGTACAGGCAGACATTATGTACAGGAACACGGGTCAAGCCAGCGGCCGTGCAAGCGTCGATGAATATCCATCAGCGGATCAATTCAGGCAGTCTATGTCGAATGATATACGGATGCAACCGATGCCCGATGCAAGTCACTTCCTGTTCGATATATCGGACGAGGACTTGGAAGCGTTCCGTAGGTCAGAGCAAGAAGCGTTAACGCTAGCCAATAACGATACGGTCAATCGTATGTTGAAACCCTTGGTTGAGTTGACTAAGAAGTTGAATGAGTTTACTGGAGATAAGGGACAGCGATTCCATAATTCATTGGTTGAGAATGTAATCGATGGGTGTAAGACAGCGCGTAAGCTAGCGCTCGATCCTACCCCTGAGTTACTGGATCAGATCAACGAGTTGGAAAGTATGGCGGTTAAGTATCTGTCTAATGTTGAGATGATTAAGGCAAGCCCGTTCGTAAGGGACGATGCCAAGGCCAAGCTCAAAGAGATGACAGACAAGATGTCAGCGTTTGGATTTTAACAAGGAGATAATATGATAACTAATTTAGACAAGGCGAAGGTAGCGATCGTTACCCAGTATCCTTTCTTTGCGAATCTATTGATGAAGCGTAAGCTAATCGTAGATCGTACGATACCAACGGCGGGGGTCGATCAGCGTGGGCAGATCTATTACAACCCTGAATTCTTTGACAAGCTCAGTGTCGATGAGCTAGTGTTCGTGTTGTGCCATGAGCTAGGCCATGTCATCGGTCAGCATGCGTCAAGGCGTGGTACTAGGAATGCTAAGAATTGGAACATAGCAGGTGATGCTTGGATCAATGACATGCTCAAGGATGCCAAGATCGGACAATTCATCAATGGATGCGTTGATATGGCAGGGTCTAAGGATCGTACCGTAGACAGTATCTATGATGAGTTGCCTCCGCCCGAAGACGGAGATGGTCAGGGCCCAGGCGGGACAGGCGATGACTTACTCGATAGAGGTGCTCCTCTAAGCCAAGAGGAAGCAGACAAGATCGATGCCGAGACTAGGGTTGACATAGCACAAGCGGCTCAGTCAGCCAAGGCACAGGGTAAGTTTGACGGCAAGCTAGCCGAGATCGTAGCCGAGTTGATCGAAGTCAAGACACCATGGTATGACATACTAGAGCGTTACATGGTAGCCTTTACCAAGGGAGACTATTCATGGAAGCGCCCTAACAAGCGGTTCGATGTGTACTTACCTAGCGTAGGTCAGATAGCAAGCATGGGTGAGGTGGTTATCCAGATCGATGTGTCAGGATCAATCAGCGAGACTGAGTTGAATTATTACAACGGTCACCTCTCACGCATCGTTGAGCAGTGCCAGCCAGAGAGGGTGCATGTCTTGTACACCGACACTAATGTATGTAAGCATGAAGTATTCGAGCAAGGCGAGGAATTCAAACTAGAGTTCTACTCAGGTGGTGGTACGGATATGGAAGCAGGCTTTGACTTTATTGCAGAGCAAGGTATTGATCCCGAGGTATTCATCTGCCTCACAGACGGGTATACTGACTTCAATATGGAGAAAGCACCTTCATATCCAGTCGTATGGTGTATCAGTTCGACAGTCGATGCACCGTACGGAGATGTTATCCACTTTGAATTGGAGTACGCATGAGCACCGACAACAAACCCGCTATGTCCGCATTGATGGACAGTTACAAGAAACTATTACAGCATTGTTATGATGCACTAGCACCCGATGCAGACCCACAAGATCGGGAAACTTTGAGAGAATCCTTGGCTGAATTCATAGCCAAAGAGTGAGAGAGCGCCCCCTCAGGGGGGCATTTATTTAATCA